TCCTAGCTCCTTAATAACTTAATACGCCGCTGTCAAGCAAACCGTATATGGATGAGTCTAATATAAAGCCGTCAATAATTGGCTCTAAAGTGGTGAGTGTTGTTTTCCAGCTGTTAGGCGTAATGCTTTGAGCAACGCCAAACACCTGCAAAGTCTTAGTTAGCGTTGATCCGCCAGGCTGATTAGTTGTAATAGTTACAGGGTCAAAGTAATCAAGCTCTAGCGCTGCAATAATGCCTAAGTTGTAGTTATCGGTATAAAGGTCTAATTGAATAGCATCGCAGCGAATAGAGGTCTCAGCCCTAGATGCCACATATGCCTGTGCATAGTCCAGGGCCACGGCATCGGTTTGCATTAGTAGGTTTTGCTGGTTGTAGCTATGGATAAAATACTTATCTATGCTGGGCTGGTTTATGGCCGTTTGAGCTGTTCCACCTGTGCGGGTGATGCTGGCTGAGTTGTAAACTAGGGTATCGTCAAGGCGCCACACCGCATCAAAGTAACTAATATCTGTGCCGTTATCGTTAAATACTGTAGGCATTGCCCCTGTACTGCCAGCCGTAACGCTACGATCTTGAAAGACAAACGAGCCAGCTGCATCTACATACAAGGCCCCGTACTCGCTAGTCTCCACCGTTTGCATAGCTGCAAGGCTTGTGCGGGCTGTGCCTGGGTCTGCCTGCATAGTAGTTAAACCTGCATCCACGTCACGCATAGAGGCTGGCCAGTCAATAGCATCTAACAAGGCGTTAATTCTTGCACCGCTAAGTTGACCCGCTGAGGTTCCCGCTACGGTACTTATCTGTGCATTTTGTGCCAGTCTAAAAGCATCTACAGCTGTAATAGTTGTATAAACCACATCGAGGGCATTTTTAGGTGTGCTAGTTGTATAGGTAGTAATAAATCCAGCAAAGATAGGGTAAGTAACCGCACCGTAAGTAGCCGTAATCTGTACTTTACGCATTGGCGTTAAAAGGTTGTAATACGGACTACTTGGGTTTTGTGGGTTAAAGTCTCCGTTTTGGTCAACGATACGCATAGTAAGAGTGCCAGTTTGGAATTGGTCAGCCTGTGGGTTACGCCCGCGTTTGGTCTGAATACTATCTACTACGTCAGATACGTCCACAATAACTGCAGCGCTATCTGCTAACACGTTGGTACCTAAAATGCCAGTATCCAAAATCATAGCCTGAGCAAAGGCTGGCCCAGTACTAAAGTTAATTACGGCGTGAATTACGGGTACGGTCATATTGCCCCAGCAAAGTTAAGGTTATTGCCAAACCTATTATTTTCTTGTACGGCATTTTGTACTACTTCTATGAGTCCGCTTGTCTTGTCCACTACGGTTACGGTTACGTTGCCTGCCCCATAGCCTGCGCCTCTATTCATATTGGCGCTATAGCCGCCAAAGTCTCCTAGTTTGTTTTGGAACTCTACTAAGGATAAAAAGTCTGCGTAATTCTGTGCATCTAAAACATCTGCCATTACATTGGCTAAAGCTGTAACGGCATCTGAATACTCAATAATAGCCTCTATTGACTCATTACCTGTTAGTTTATCTAATACGGGTTGGTCAACAAACGGATTACCACCGCCACCGCCACCGCCACCTGCCCCTGGCATAGTTACGCCTGGGATAGTAAGCGTAGGGAACTTAAACTTTGCTAGCAGGTCAAGGGCCGCTTGCAGGTTAGCCAGGTTTATGAGATCCGTTGACTTCATACTAGCTAAAACCCTGTTTATGTCTAGCAGCTTTACATCTTGGCGCTGTAAAACATTAAGTATTTTTAAGTCCTCGTTCAGCTTGGCCGTAGCCTTTACTATAGCTGCATCATCTTTTGAGGCTATGGCATCCTCTAAGTCAGCAATACTTTGCTTAACCTTTAAGCGCTGTACGTCATTAGCTATGCCTAAAATCTGTGCGCTAGTAGTGGCCTTGCCTAACGCCTCAGCCTGACCTATAAGCGCTGCGTTAAGCTGTATTGCATCCATATTAAAGACATCGTTACCTTTAGCTAAAGCCAAGTTAGCCTTATCTAAAATTGCCTGTGACTTTTTATCTGCAAGGATTTTAGCCTGGGCTTTTTGCTGCTCTTTAGTGAGGGCTGTTATTTTCTTTTGCGTACTGAGATATGAGCCTGATTGGATAGGATTTTTTTGAGCATTGACCTCGGCTGATCGTCTAGCTTGTGCCCCAGCTTGATTAAGTAAAGTTATGTAACTACCTAAAATTGGAATAGCTTGAACTACGCTAGCCCCTGTTAATCCTGATAGCCCAGGTATCTTTTTTAAGGCTCCTGCCATAAGGCCAAACCCGCGTATAACGTCAGCGGTATAAATAGCTAGGTTTTCCATATTGGTAGCAAGGTCTGCCACGGTTGTATCATCGCCTAGATTTTTTAGGGCATCTATAAGGCCTGTACCAATAATCTCCTGCACGTTAGCCGCAGCTACGCCTAGTTTGGCTATAGATCCTGCATAAGTCTCTGAGGCTGCCTTGGCTGAACCCTTAAAGGTTACGGCTAAATCGTCTGTAATCTCCTTAAAAGATTTAGTTTTAAGATCTGCTTTAGATATGCCTACGCCTAATTTACCTAAAGATGTGTTATTACCCAGGTATGCCTTACTTAATGCGCCTGTCACGCTCTCTAAATCGCGGCCAGTTGATGCACTTATATCTAAGCCAATACTTAATAGGCGCTGGGTCTCGGCTGTATTTTTAGTTGCTACCGCTAGTTTTTGATAAGCAGGCCTTAATAGATCATCTATAACGCCAAACTCACTTTGTAACTGTTGTATAAATCTTTCAGCTGAGGCAGCATCGCGCTCTAAGCCTACGTTTTTTAATGCCAAAGCTAACTGTTGCTGGGCCTTTTGGTCTGCAGCTGCAGCCTTTACTGAGGCTTTGGCATAGCCAATAACGGCAGCCGTACCAAAAGCAAGGCCAAAGGTCTTAGCTAGACTTTTAACCGATTTACTGAGCTTGTCGGTAGCCGTCTCAGCTTGCTTAAAGCCTTTTTTGCCTGTGAACTCGGCGGCTATATTTATTACTACGGACGGGTCAACGGCCATTACTTAACCCCCATAGAATTGTAAAACTTAATCTTAGAGTTTTCTATAGCTTTAATTACAGCTGCGTTAGTCTTGCCGCCGTCATTGGCCCAGGCTCTAAAAATTGCACGGCCTCGCATTTTGCGACTACGGCGCCCCGCGCCAGTTTGGTTATTAGCATCTACTATCTGCCCGTCTGCGTTTATTGCATCTACAAACTGCTTACCTGCAAACGGGTTTGAGCTGCGCCCTTCATTTTTGCTACCTGAGCGCACCATTTTGCCAAAATCTGCGTGGCCAGGATATACAACAGGTTTTAAGCCCGCCTGGTCTCTGCCCTGTGCATTAACGCGGCCTGCTGTCTCATAGATTGCACCTGCAGCGCTAGCGTTCACAATACGAGCTACAGCCCTAAAGCCTTCCCTGTTGGGTTTGGAAGGTGAAGTTTTATAGCCTATGCCGCCTTTAGCTGCACTACTGCTCCATATTGGGAATCTGCCCGTAGTTGTAGGCGCTTTGGCCCAACCCGATAAAGGCGCGGTACTTGGCACAAAGCCTCTAGCAGTTTTTACAATAGGGGCCAAAAGATTGGCTAACTCTTTGCGGGTTTCTTTTGCTAGATCGGGGCTAAACTTTTTAATAGCTTTGCGTAGCTCAAGGGCGCCTCTTACCTCTACTGGCATTTTGCTGCTCCTTAGCTTTATCGCTTAAAACTTTTAACATATTCTTAAACATATACGTATCCAGGTCTAGTAAGTACTGAGGCGCAATACCCGTTTCCACGGCTAGCTGCGCTATGAGGTAACCAAAGCTACCGCGCCCCACTACCCCAAAGGGTCATCATCTAGTACCTCAACTTTAGCTAAGGTGTCTAAAAACTCTGCCCCAAACATCGGTACGGTTTGCCCGCTTGTGCGTAAACACTCCCAGGCTAGCCAGTACACCATAGTTTGCATCTCATCATCTCTAAAGGCTTTGTGAAAACCTTTTTTGTAATTTAACTCAAAGGCATACTCAATACGTGGCGTAATCTGATGATCCGATACGCTGCCGTCTGCCCTTGTTATTTTAAGTTTTGCCATTGTGTTAGCCCCTTTTGTTTATTCTCAGCTAGTTGTAATTACGATTGGTGAGTTACAGGTAAAGGTAATGCTCTGAGTAGCAATATCTGCAACAGCGCCGTTAATATCTGTAGTGTTATTAACTAGCACAGTTGTGCTATATAGCGGATTAGTTGCTGATACTACGGCGCTTGTTTGCTTAAGTGTTAGCGGTACTGTTGTACCCCAGGCAGCTTGCAAAGTTGCGTTTACGTTTGCTGCAGCTGTATCGCTTAAAAAGTCTAGAGTAATAGTGCTGGCCTCTAGGCCCTTAACAAACTTATGAGCTGTATCGCCCATAGCTGTTACCTCTAGCTCGTCAAAGGCGCGGTTAATAGTTGCGCTTGTAACGTGATCTGATAGGACTACTGAGTTAAGAGTAGCCACTACGGTATTGGATAGATAAATTGCCATTGGGCTATTCTCCTATTTTCTCGGTAGATGTGTCTTTTGTCTTTGTCTCTTTAACCTCTACTGGCAACTCTTGGCCAATTTTGATTAAAAACGCTTTTTCTTCATCTGTAAGTGCCATTAGTTAGCTCCAGCTCGTTAGTATGCTTATTTGTAAATCTGCCGTTAGATAGTCACCTGCGGCAACGCTTAGTACGCTTGGCGCGCTTACGCCAGTAACATTAAATACAATGGCGCTATTAGCTAGTTTAGTAAAGACGGCTACTATCGTGTCCTCTATGCCAATTAGGTTAGAGGCGTTGTCAAACATAGGTACGGTCATAATAATCTTAAAATTAGCCATAGGCGAGATAGTTGCCTGAGAGTTATTACTTGGCGTGATATATGGATCGGCAGGGGCCACCACCACGGCGCTAGATTGCATAGTGCTAGGCGGGTAGTTAAATACCGTCCATACACCTGGGTTAGCCAGGGCTGCAGCTATTGTGCTGCGTAAGGTAGTTATAGCTGCAGGCATTAGCCGACCATACCCGCAGGTGAAAGATACGGGGCCAAAAGGCCACGCACGGATGCCATAAGAGTGTTAGACATCTTAAAAGGGCTAGGGCTGTAGCCGTCTAGGCTAGTGCCGCCGTTTTGTGTACTGAACCGTGAAGTCCAGATATTTTCTGCCAGCATTAAGGCCGCTGCGTTTATAGCTGGGGTATTAGCGTAGGTAGCGGTTTTTGTATCGTCACCTGTCATAGTGCCATAAGGCAATACGCGCCTAAAGTTTTGGTCAGCTGCAGTTTTTGCATATTGAATAAAGCTATAGCCCTGTGGGAATTGCCAATAGTTAAGCTGCATATTAAAGGCAGGCAAAATGTTAGCTGTGCCTGTGCTAAATGGAATCGTGCCCGTAATTGTGTAAGTACCGTTAAAGGTTGAACCAGCCCCAGCAATAGTTACTGATTGGCCCGTAGTAAAGATGCCAGGGTTGGCAACCATAACGGTAGCGACATTAGACACCAACGCGGTACCGACTACGGGCGCGCTGTCAAACCATAAAAAGCCGTTTATTAAATCTTGTGCAGCTTGGCAGGTGTCCTCTATCCAGGTATAAGAATCGTACAAAGTGCCAACGCCCAACGATGCTTTTAATGTCGCGGCGGTTACATACGTAGCTGGCACTTGTGTACTCCTATCTTACTTAGGTTTGGTAGGTCTCAAAGGGCTAAGAGACCTACCAAACTATTAGTGGGTTTTCTTAGGTGAAGTTGTAACGGATAATACCCTTAGGCATTTTTGCAATAGTTGCCATATAGCCATAAATAGCCACCTGGATTTGCAGATTGCTAACTACGTTAACTGACATATAAGCCTGTGGTGATTGGTAAACAGTAAATGCTTCAGGCGCCAAAATAATGGCTGAGTCATCCACAGTTGTAGTAGCCGCAAAGTTTTTATCTACGTATAGATCAAGGCCTAATACGTTACCGCGGATTGAGCCAGGCTGTGTTAGCCCGCCTGCGTTCATTGGCTGTGATGCTGAATAAATTGGGCGCCCTGTTGTATCGGATGCACTCATTAGTAGCTGCCATTGAGATCCATTGGCGATGTAGTTCTGTGCATAGTAGCCAGTTGCCTCGTAAACAAGACGTGCTGCCTCAGATGCGTAACCGATGATACCTGCAGATGTAGCAGCTTGTGCTGTAGTTGCAACAGTACCCGCTGTAATAAGTGCAGCATTAACTGTTGTATCAAGAGTCTTTAGGTAAGCATTTTGTAGCTGTGCTGTTAGCTCAGCATAGAAGTTAGGATCTGAGCGCTCTAGCAATTCAATGCTAATAGTGTTCATACCTGAGTACTTAGATACTGTACCTGAAAGGTATTCAGTAACCATACCTGTGTTAGCAACTGCTCCGCCTTCGGCTTCAACAGTTACAACAGGTGCTACGCCTGACTTACCGCCTGCAGATGTAACAAGAGAAGGTACGTTGATAGTCATACCGCTAGCTGGCAAAACGCCACGTGAACACGCATCAATAGACGGTGTACCAAAACGTGTGTTAGTTGGGAACTCGCTTAGGTATTGTGTTGGAGAAAATGCAGGGTTAGTACTGAAAT